ATACCTTAGAAATCGCGGGTACGTCGTCATTCGGTGGGGATATGACCATCGATGCGAACGCCTTCGTATACGGCCAGAGTTTTGCGATGTATGACGGTACAGCTGAAAACGTATACATCCACAACGATGGTAACGCTTCGTTCGCGGAGGCTATTACAGCGAAAAATATCAATTGTAATGAGACCCTTGACGTTTTTGATTCGTTTCGGATGGTGGATGGTTCAACTGCAAAAGCAACCATCAACAAAATAGGTCAGTCTTCCTTCGCTGGTAAGATGCAGATTAACAATGCACTCGACGTACAAGGTCATTCTTCATTTTTTGGTAGTGTTGAAGTTGCTTCGGGTACCGCGTCATTCGGTGGACCCGTTATCGTGAATAGCACGTCGAGCTTCACCGGTGTAGCGAATTTCGAAGATGACATTTCCATGACCGGTGAGAGTTTCAAGATGTTTGATGGTACAACTGAAAACATATACATCCGTAACGATGGGAACGCCTCGTTCGCGGAGGCTATTACCGCGAGTAATATCAACTGTGACCATACCCTCGACGTTTTTAACTCGTTTCGGATGGTGGATGGTTCAACTTCAAATGTAACCATCAACATACTAGGTCAGTCTTCCTTCGCTGGTAAGATGCAGATCAACAACACTCTGGATGTGAATAATACACTGACGATCGGAACTGACACTGTAACCATAGATCCGTCGGCTACCGAAGAAGTGGTCATACAGGGGGGTATTTATATAAGGAATGGAACCAAACCTCAAAATCTTAATGCATCAATAACACGGGGGGGTGTAGCATTTTTTAGACAAGATGTAAGTTCGGGTGGTAACGCGTCCTTCGGGGGGAGTTTAAAGGTTGTTAGTACCACGGAACTCAATGACTCATTGACTATAAAGGATGATAATGGTAGCACAAAAGCATCTATAAGTTCGGGTGGTAACGCCTCTTTTGCGGGGAGTTTAAAGGTTGTTAAGGCCACGGAACTCAATAACTCATTGACTATAAAGGATGATAATAATAGCACACAAGCATCTATAGGTGCGAGTGGTAACGCATCTTTCGGTGGGACTTTACAGGCTTCTGGTTCTCTATCTGGTACGTCTGGGTCTTTCAGTAGTTCCCTGCAGGCATCCGATTTCATCATCCCTTCGGATAGACGTTTTAAGACGGAAATCATTCATATTCCCAACGCACTCGAAAAGGTTAAACAGATTTCGGGGTGTACCTACATGATTAATGATAAACCTTCGGTCGGTGTTATCGCACAGGAAGTTCTAAAGATTCTCCCAGAAACTGTACATACGCGGGATGATGGCTATTATGCCGTCTCTTATCATGGTCTCATTGGTCTATTGATTGAGGCAGTCAAGGAACTTTCCGAAAAGGTTAAGTAAACATTTCTTTTTTCCCGCGAATATTACATACTCGTGGCAAAAACGAATTACATTCTATAAATTTCAAATTCATCTGAAGGGAACATTCTACGTGCGATACCTAAAGCTTTTTTTTCTTCTTCATTTACGAGACGCTCTCCGTGAGTATCGAACAAACTTGGCACTTGTATAACCCGTTTATGTGCTTCATCCACAGTCATCAATTTATCTTTATATTCACCTTTTAGACAAATACGGTAAAGAGTATTCTTTTCTCTGTGAATTAAGTTTTCATTATTACGTTCGATCATAAATCCCACACTTTTTCTTTTTGTATCCTTTGTAGCAATATAATGCCATAAAAATCCGTCACTCGGAATGTCAAACTCATTTACATTCCACCCTTTTTTATCATACCTTGTAACAATTTTACCTTCATCATTATCATAGTATTTAAAAAAACTCTTATTATCTTCCTCTGCCCATGTGAGATATATACGTTTACCGGGAGCATCGGCGTTTGTATGCCAAAAACACTCCGCATTTGGTGGATAATAAAATGTACCTCTATGCACAACATTTTTCACGTCATAGTGTTTTTTAAGTATACACGCTATACGATGAATTATTTCACCACAAAATCCTTTATTGTAATGTACCCTATTCGAATATTGTGGGAACGCGAAATTCCCATTATGATAGATTCCCGCATCGATTATTGATTGTAACGCTTCAAATTCCTTGTCAGGATCCTCTGACTGCTTTTTATTAGGGTCAAAACCATGAAACTTGTAATATTCAGGACCCTCACACCAATTTACTTTATCAAGTTCATTCAGTTCTTCTTTTAAAATCTCCAGCATATGTTGAATATGATTGTTATTCTTAAACCACATTTGTTATACTCATACGATGAGTATAATAAATGGGAAATTTTCATTTAACGATCTAAAGTATCCATCAACGCGAGTGTCAATACACCAACAATGAAAAACATAACGACATAGTTACACTCTGTATCTTCCACAGTCCCTGGTTTCGTCTGGGGCACCACGACCTTCTTTGGTCTGGGTGGGGGAGCGACAGGCTCCTCCTCGATTGGACAGTAGCCTATCATTTATATTATACCTAAAGATTAATTTCAGTCTTCTTCTTCCTTCTCTTACGACCAGAGCTTCCAGCGACATTCACCTCCTTCACTTCACCACCCGTGGATTCTCCTGATATCGAAATGATGTCCGAAACATTGTCATCATCGGCCATCATGGGTGGATCTTCCCTGACAGACTCCAGGGGTTTCGTGTTCATGGGTGGAGGAGGTGGCATCATGATACCACCCATCAGACTGGAAATGTCCACACCAGGACCCTTCATCTCGTAGGGGCCGTCACCAGAATCCTGTGTGGGCTGCTGGGCCTGGGACGCTGTGTTCTGGACCGCGGACATCATGTTCTTGACCAGGTCGGGGTTCTGCTTCAAGACGTCGTTCATGTTGGGAATGGCAGCCTTAAACATACTGTTCGTCAAGTGGAACATCATCGCGGAACCACCCAACATCATGATCAACTTCACCTCGGGGGCGACGTTCACCTTGTTCCTGTACTTCACGTAGAGTTCTTCAAAGACGGTATCGTAATCCTCAACCGACTCCATCACGGATTCCGACCAACCCTCGAGCTGAATCTCGAAGGGGTTATAGCGTTTATTGAGAAACTCTAGACCCGTCACACAAGCTACCAACATACGACGCGAAAACCGCACCGACTGGTCTACTTCGATACCATACGTGATACGTTTCACCTCTGTGCGAATTTCATCCACACCAGAGTACATGTTTAGACGCTTGTTGGTGTTGACACCCTTCTTCTCCAGGCGTGCCAACTTGTTCAGAAGATCAGCCTTTTCCTCGTCGATCGAGTTGTAGCCCTTCGAAGGTTCTTCTTCTTGTGTGAATGTTTCACCAACCTCTTCCTCCTGGAAGTCATCATATTCACCATAGTCAATTTCTTCAGCGGGGGGTCTCACAGGGGCTGACTGCTTGTTTGGATTCGCGAAGGCGTCAATCTCTTCCTGGTGCTGAACCGGAGGAGGCCTTGACGCGTGCATGGGTCGTGGTCTGGGTTTTGGTCGCGAAGGAGGAGCGATATGGATCTCATCCATCAACGCCTGCTCATTCTCGTCGAGTTTAAGAATCTCAGCATCACCTCGTTCGAGGATAATCTCTTCGTCCATCTACTCTCTATGATGAAACTAAACCAGTATCTTTAACGCACTTGATTAAAAAAATGTTACATACTAGTAAATGAAGTTCAACCGCAACACTATCCTGGTCATCCTCAGCCTCGTCGCCATCGGATTCCTGATCCGTCGTACCGCACTCAGCTGCTACCAGCCCAGGTCGATTGAGATAAAGCCCATCAATGAAGATTCTCTCTTCGACCTCGAGCACAAGCTCGAATGTGCCCCTGGTCACACCAAGGATGGGAGCACGTACACCAAGTCCCTGACACCCGGTGGTCTCTGTAAGTCCGAACAACTCGTTCGTGACCAGGCCAACTATGCCATCGTAGGCGGAATCGGTGGATCTTTAATCTAAGCGTATTGTAAATGACTACGGTCACGGCTGTACGCCCAGATGTTCCCGACTTCGACTACGAGTACCACACCATTACTGTCGATACGATCGGTCAGTCGAGTGCTAACACGTTCACGGCGTACCTCAACACACCACTTCGGAACGTCGTTCAGGCCCGACTGTTGGGTGCTCGGATTAACACGGTGTACACCACCGAACATTGTTATGTTTCGATCCAAGAACTCGACAGTAATTTTGCTGACAGGGCAGCCAAGGATCCACCTCTTTCCGCGTCTTCGCAACCAGGACTTTCTATCCTACGAAACTCCTTCGCCAGTATCGTGAGTGGTTCTTCGGCCACTTCGGGTGACCAGGTACTCTCCTTCAAGGATGACTATCTCGTCGCTCAACAGTATTTGTACCCCCTTCCAACTCTCGATCGCCTCACGTTCCGTATCCTCGATGAGGATGGGAACACGATCACCAACCCCGGCTCCGCAGGTAATAACTTTTTTGTCATTCGCTTCGTATGCAAAAAGTCGAACTTAAAATAACCTTTCCTTATTGTAACTATGTCATCCGGTATAGTGAAGCTCATCGCCATCGGTGCTCAAGATGAACATATCATGGGAAAGCCTGAAATATCTTTTTTCAGTTCGACGTTTAAAAGACACTCCAACTTTTCACAGACCGTCGAAAAACAAACGATACAGGGTGCTGTGAATGGTAATTCCATGTCAACCATCCGCTTCGAGAAGACTGGTGATCTTCTCGGCTACACATATTTCACCATAGATGACAACAACGCGTCTCTCGATCACCCAGATTGGACGAAGCTCATCGACTACGTCGAACTCTTGATCGGTGGACAGGTTATTGATACACAGGATTCCATCTTTACCGAAAAGATTGCCATCGACACCTTCGCCAACAACGTTTCGAAGAGTTCCAATGGGACGCACCCGGGTATCAGTGCCCGATCCTATTTTTACCCACTCCGATTCTTCTTCTGTGAAAGTCCCCAGAATGCGTTACCACTGGTGGCGTTGAATTATCACAATGTCGAAATCCGTATTCATTGGGGTCCGGAAGCGGCTAACTATCAATGGACTGCTTACAGTAACTATTACTATCTCGACAATGAAGAACGAGGTGCTTTCGCCACACGTGATCACGACATGCTCATCTTCCAGGTACAGAAGAATATTCCGAGCAACGAAACGATACAGGACCTTCATTTCAATCATCCAGTCAAATACATCGCGAGTTCCAACACGAGCAACTATAGTGCGTTGACAGCCTATGACAACAAGGTCAAGGTGACCATCAACGGTGTCGACATCGATGGCTTCAAGTGGGCCCGTCCACACTTTATCGAAGTGATGAACTATTACCACACAAACTTTGTCACGTCTCCCGACTTTTTCTTATTCTGTTTCTGTCTGACCACGAGTTTGATGCAACCGACGGGTACGTTGAATTTCAGTCGTCTCGACAGTGCTAAGATCTTCAGCGATCGTTTACCCATCAAGGATCCAGTGTACGCCGTCAACTATAACATATTGAAAATCTCCAACGGTGTCGCCGGTCTCCTCTATGCCAATTAAAATACCATGCTATAGTAAATGGTGAAGAACTTGAACACTATTGATCGGGGGACCAAGATCAGGTTGGGTCGCTGGCACAATGATGACCAGGCCGATAACACGATCGTGATCAATGCGTCGGATACACCAATCAATGCGAGTAACGCGAATGCTCTCTACATGAAACCTATTCGGTCGGATCCATCCAATAACACGTTGATGACTGGTTTCGATCCAAACACGTATGAAATTGTGAATACAGGACTCAGACGTGACGACGTTGCTCCTCGAGAAGTGGATTACTATGCAAACATTGGTAATACGTTCACGAGCACAATCAAGTTTGAAGGTGATACATCACTCACGACGGAAGGTGTTGTTGGTATAGCCAACGTTCAACCCATTCATACATTGGACGTCGGAACAAAGTTTTACGTTGATGAGAATGGTGCCAACGTTCTCACTGTTTTGGGAGATACCTACGTACAAGATGATGTCGTCATAGGTGGCAACCTTGACGTGAGGGGTACACTGACATCCATCAATACTGAAAATACAACCATCAAGGATGCCATCATAGAATTAGGAAAGGGGAACACGTCGTCGGATATCGGCATCATCATGGATCGCCCCGATACAAATGTTGTCATGGGGTATCGCGATACTGTCGATGAGTTTGTCATCGCACACACGACGAGTAGTTCAACAAGTTCCACCATTACCCCATCATCGGAACTCATCGATGCTCGTATCCATGGTCGTCTACACGTGAACTCCAACTTGACGGTCGATACAGATACGTTGCACGTGGATGCTATCCGTGATCGCGTCGGTATTAACACTCTAACCCCTCAAACGGACCTTGATGTTGTGGGGAGTGCACATGTACACTCCGATTTTAATGTTGATACAGACACCCTATTTGTTGACGCCTCGACGGATAGAGTCGGTATCAATACGTTGACTCCATCCACAGACTTCCATGTTGAAGGCGAAACCTACGTATCCGGTAATGTCACCGTAGACACAGATACCTTCCATGTAGACACAGTCAACGATCGTGTGGGCATCAACACACTGACACCGACAACCGACTTTCACGTCGAAGGGGACACCTACGTTTCTGGGAATGTGGATGTCCAAACAAATCTGAACGTCCTCACGGATGCGGTGGTCACCGGTAATGTTGATGTTCAAACGGATCTTAACATCATCGGAAACGTTTATGCAACCTCTAATATTGTCACGACTGGAAACGTGGATGTTCAAACGAATCTAAACGTCGCGACGGATGCCATCGTCAGCGGGAACGTTGATGTTCAAACGGATCTCAATGTTGTGGGTAATGCCTACGTATCTTCCAATGCTGTCGTCACCGGGAATGTTGATGTCCAATCTGAACTCAATGTACTTGGAAATGCTGAGATTCAAACAGATCTCACTGTCGTTGGGAACGCCTATGTGTCTTCGAACGCTATCGTCACAGGTAATGTGGATGTCCAAACCGATCTCAATGTCGTGGGTAATGCCTATGTGTCTTCAAACGCTATCGTCACTGGCAACGTTGACGTTCAAACAGATCTCAATGTTGTGGGCAATGCCTATCTAACTTCTAATGCCATTATCACTGGGAATGCCGACGTTCAGACGGATCTTAACGTCGTGGGTAATGCCTATTTAACTTCAAATGCCATTGTGTCTGGAAATGTTGATGTCCAAACGAACCTAAACGTTGCGACAGATGCTATCGTCACTGGGAACGTCGATGTTCAGACAGACCTCAATGTTGTGGGTAATACCTATTTATCTTCTAATGCCATTGTCACCGGGAACGTGGATGTTCAAACGAACCTGAACGTCGCGACGGATGCCATCGTCACCGGGAACGTCGATGTTCAAACAGACCTCAATGTCGTGGGTAATGCCTATATAACTTCTAATGCCGTTGTTACTGGGAACGTCGATGTTCAAACGAACCTGAACGTCGCGACAGATGCTATCGTCACTGGTAACGTGGACGTTCAGACAGACCTCAATGTTGTGGGTAATGCCTATATAACTTCTAATGCCGTTGTTACTGGGAACGTGGATGTGCAACAGAATTTGAACGTGGCGACGGATGCCATCGTCACTGGTAACGTCGATGTACAGACAGATCTTAACATCGTCGGTAATGTCTACGCTTCGTCAAATATTGTTGCGACGGGTAATGTCGATGTGCAACAGAATCTGAACGTCGCAACGGATGCCATCGTCACTGGTAACGTCGATGTACAGACAGACCTAAACGTCGTTGGGGATGTCTACGCTTCGTCAAATATTGTTGCGACGGGTAATGTCGATGTACAACAGAATCTGAACGTGGCGACGGATGCCATCGTCACTGGTAACGTCGATGTACAGACAGACCTAAACGTCGTGGGTAACGCGTATTTGAGTTCGAATGCCATCGTCACGGGTAACGTGGATGTACAGTCAGATTTGAACGTCGCGGGAGATGCTTACGTCACAACCTATTATGGTGATGGTGGGCTTCTTTCAAACGTAAACCTCCAAGTCGTTTCCGATCATGGAAACACGACTTCGAGCACGGTTCAATTTACGAATGCCACAACAGGACTCGTGACAACCTCGAACATTGAGGTGGGTGATCGCATCTCCATTGGAAACTTGACAGTGGATAAAATTCCCATCGTGGGTACTGGAAACTTTCTCGAAAATTCCACAATCGGTCGCTCTAATGGAACCATCGTCATCTCTTCAGATCTCGAAGTTCTCGGAGACATCATCGTCGATGGTAATTCGTACACGGTCGAGTCCAATAACCTCGTCATCAGTGACCGCATCATCGGTATCGCCAATAACAACGTGTCTCACGAACTCGATGTCGGTATCATCATGCAACACCCCGGGAAGAATATCGCCCTCATTCACCATGGTGAAGCCCAAGGTGATTCTGATCCTCACGACCACACGTTCACGATCGGATACACACAAAATACAGTGACGGATAATCACGTCTTTGATGATTCCAACCTGATCACCGTCGAAATTTTGGGGAACCTCATCACACAAAATAACATGACTGTCTCTGAAAACATAACGGTCGTCGGGACGACGGTGTTACAAGATAGTGTCGGCATCGCCAACACGGCACCCGTGCACGACCTCGACGTGGGTTCCAACCTCTATGTGGATGACACGGGGTCCAACGTCCTCCATGTCACAGGTAACGTCTATGCCACCCGCTTCGTGGGTGATGGTGCCTTCTTGGAAAATATCGCATCGAACCTCCATGAAATTACAACCAACGGGAACGTCACCACCAACACCGTACAGTTCGATGGGTCCACTGCCCTCGTGACCACAGGGAAGGTTGGTATCTCCAACACAGCACCTGTGCACAACCTCGACGTGGGTTCTAACCTCTATGTGGATGACCAGGGGTCCAATGTCCTCCATGTTACGGGTAACGTCTATGCCACCCGGTTCATAGGTGACGGTGCCTTTTTGGAAAATATCGCTTCAAACCTCCACGAAATTACGACCAATGGGAATGTCACAACCAACACCGTGCAGTTCGATGGGTCCACCGCCCTCGTGACCACGGGGATAGTTGGTATATCTAACACAAACCCTACTGCGAATCTCCATGTAACAGGTAACGCACATGTTTCTGGGGAACTCGAGGTCCTCCGTCTGATTGATGCCGGACAATATTCGAGAACACGTATAGGTTCGGGTTCGGGTGGTGGTACCCCAAATTTCGACAACAATCAAATAGCCATCGGTGAGAATTCGGGGTATAATAGTCAGAGATCCGACGCGATCGCAATTGGACAGGAAGCGGGGCATACCGGACAGGGAATGAACACTGTTGCTATCGGTCACTATGCAGGTTATACGAATCAACGACCGAATGCGGTAGCTATAGGTTTAGATGCTGGTAAGAATACACAGGGTAATGGTTCTATAGCTATAGGTGATACTGCGGGTGAAATAACCCAAGATGATTATTCCGTGGCTATAGGTTACGGTGCGGGTGCTAATAATCAGGGTCGTATGGCCGTTGCAATCGGTACTTCGGCCGGACAAGTCGATCAACCTGACAACTCGATTGTTATCAACGCCAGTGGACTGGGACTCAGTGGTTCCATATCAAACGCCTTCTATGTAGACCCCATCCGCGAAAACTCCGGGACGTCCCTTCTCACCTATAACCCCACAACCAAGGAAATCACACAAAACAATACGTTATCGAACACATTGACCGTGACCAATGGCCTCATCACCAACCTCGGTGGGGTCGCTAAGAAGACCTACAGCCATTCGAATGTGATCACTGCATCGACCATTCGCGATATCGATATCATCTTCGATTCGGAACTCTTCTCGGCCAAAATTACCGCCCACCTCGTCGAACCCACGAGCAACATCAGTGTTCTCAACTTGGATGTCACGGGTGGTACGGGACGCGATATCGGGAAGGGGTTCCTCAGTATCGTCGGGGACCAGAACTCGAAACATTGGGACTCGGCCGTGACGACGACGGACACGACCGTCACCCTCGCACCCTCTGTGGGTCTTTTGAGTGATGGAAATGTTCATGTGTTTGTCGAGTACACCTCACCTCTAGGTGCGGGTGGTGTGGTGAGTATTGACGGAACCACGTTCGACTATTAATTTTATTTTATCACCTTCCTATAAGGTAGCATGTCTTCCAAGAACTTTTATGGTCTGACAGGAGACGTTACCGTCGACGGTGGTATTTTGAATGTTGGAAACGCACAACTGTATGCAAATACCGAGACGAGTAACGTCGGTATAGGTACCCCGAATCCCGAGTTTCAACTCGATGTTCGTGGTGATGCGAACGTCCATAATTTGTACGCCACGTATTTACATGGTGACGGAAGTAACATTGAAAATATCGTCAGCAGCCAATGGGAAGGGTCACCAGGTGACCCCATTTATTATACGAGTAACGTGGGTATCGCCAATACGGCACCAGTTACGAAGACTTTGCAGGTTGGTTCAAATTTGTATGTGGAAGATGCGGGATCCAATGTCCTCCACGTGACGGGGAACGTCTACGCGGATTATTTCGTGGGTGACGGTAGTCAACTCACGGGTATCGCCGCGAGTCTCGACCAGATTGTCGACCAAGGGAATACAGTTTCGAACACTATTCAAATCGTCTCGGGACAAGATGCCACATCGAACATAGGTCTCGTGACCCATGAGGGTGTCGGTATCAGTGTGTCGAACGCCAACCCCACGGGGGAGTATCAGTTTGGGGTGGGCTCGAACCTTCTCGTGAACGTCTACAGCTCCAACGTCTTGACCGTGGATGGTAATGTCTTCGCTCAAAAGATGACTTTGGGGACAGTGACAGTCACACCCGCCTATAATCTCCAACAGATTATGACAACGGGGGCGACAACCAATCAGACCTTGGTACTCTCCAATGTGACGACGGGTCTCACGACATCGTCCAATGTCGGTATCGCCAATACAGCACCCGTGCACACACTCGATGTGGGTTCCAATCTATACGTAGAGGACACGGGCTCGAATGTACTCACAGTCACCGGGAATGCCAGTGTTTCCAATCTACACGTCTCCACCCGCCTTGATGTGGGTTCCAATCTACACATCGAAAACTTCCGGGTCGCAGAAGTTGCTTCGAACCTCGTGACCTACGACTCGACCACCGGGGAACTCATGGACTCTGGTGGTCTCTTCTCGAACAAGTTGGCGGTCGTCTCGGAACAACCCCCCATTGCCCTAACCGGGGCGTCTACGGTAGTGACGAACCATGGGACGTACACCATCGAGGCTTCGAGTGGGACGGTGACAGAGCTCTTTGATAAGAACGATTTGACTAAGTGGGAAACTGATGAGAACTATAGTACAGATGTAGGAACCGAAGGTAATTACATTAGATCCGCCTCCCTGGCGGGGTACGACGGTGAATGGGTCAAGATTACCATGCCCTACAAGACCATTCTTCGTCATATGGTAATTGAATCCACGAACCAATCGGTCGAAGATATTCAACTCGTCGGTCTCAATAGTGATGGTCTCACTTGGTCAGACCTGAAAACTGTAACTGGTCTTACCGGTACGACACACACGATCATCGTGAACGCCACGACCCATCACAGAACCTACGGTCTCATTGTAGAGAAGACCAATACGACTACCGGTCGGAGTGCTGTAGAAATCGGTGACCTCAAGCTCTTCACCGAATCCTTCTCGATCGATGGGGGGAAGGTGGAGATGGCACAACATCCGGCTATCGGTGGTGAGACGACAATGGAGCAGAGTGGGCCTCATGGGCGGGGGGAAGCCAAGTTGAAAAAATTCCCCGAAATTGTTTTTGAAGAGGGGAAGTTTGATAGGAATGGTACTACGAACGTATATATTCAAGCCGGGTACGTCGCCGAATCTTCATCCCAGTACAATACCAGTGAAACTTATGCACCATGGAAAGCATTTAATGGTGTAAGTGAAACCTCAAATAATACCTTCGGTGAATGGTTATCTGGT